ACGAAAAATGCAATCACTCATTATCGCAACTTCAAGGTCTGCTACTTACCCCTAAGAGCACGGTAGAACTGCCTGTTATTTGTTTAATATTGTAGGGGCTGAGTAGGCCAACAATCATATAGTGCTGGACAATATTGTTGTGCTCCTGGCTTAAAACTGTCAATGAATATTCGAAATGTAAAATTCATTGCCCCAAAGAAAACTCCAAACCTAAAGTCATCTCCTGCCGCAACCAAACATGTAATATCATCAACTTGATTGGTCGCTGTTTGTCCTGTTCTGTAAATGGTGTGACAAACCACTTCCCCTGGTGTTATGTGATCAAAGTAGGCTCCAGGGTTGGCTCCTTCTGATGCGTGTGATGGGTTCTTCATAATCTTGTACTGACTCCAATATGGCACTTCAATCCAGTTCCAGGAAGCTCCATCATCCGTGTAGTCAACTGCGTTCGTGGTGCCTCTAGAAGTATGACTGTATGCACTAATAGAGGCATTGTTATCCACTGCGTAAATTGACGGATCTGCGCTCATGACGTCACCCACGTATATTGCTACTGCAGTATCGTTAAGGACTGATCTTTTATCAAACCCAAGATGCTGGAAACGACCAACATTTGGATTGTCAACAGGGTTGAACATCACCTGGTGTTGCGCAGAAACCAACTTATCTGTCCTGTGCAAAAACATGTACTTAAGACTTCCTCGCCAACATCCGTACATTAAAGATATTGCACCTAAAGGCCCTCGATAATTCACAACATAATTGGAGGGCACATGTTCAACTGGAGGACCAACAGGGAACGCCACGCTTGATGTATAAGCATTCTTCAATGCAATTGCAGATCCAGAACTATCGTTGACAATATTTAAAATTGGCATCGACAAATTCATAAATGGAGCATATCTCTTAATCAAATCTTTAAAAGAGACCAAATGCTCGTTAAAATGGTCGTTGGTTTGCCTCAATGGTGCTGCAAATTTATCAACAATACGTCCATGCGGTTGCGATGCCTCCTCTTGTAGTTTCACTGGATTCTCAATTTCTTCCCCGACATCTGATTGCGGAACCAAACGCCGACTTTTCCTCCTTGCAAGCTCGTCAAAGGCTCGACCTATCATGGCCTCTTCAACATCTCCCATTTTTGGCAGAACAATTTGTGCTTTAGTATTATTCAGCTCCTGTTGTGCATCCCCAAACGATGGCATGACCCTAGGTACATGAGGCTCAATGCCATTGAACTCAATGAAGATTGTGTAATCAATGACGGCTGGCTGACCTGCACCAACAACCAAAGGGTTCCAAACCTCCAAAAAGAAAGTCCCCAACTCTTGCCAAGGATTTGTGACGTACGATGGACTATAAATCTCTGTGTTGATATACTCCACCCCTGAAATCCACGGTATTTCCAACTCCCCAGGATTACCCATCGAAGCCTGCATCACTGTGTGTGGAACAGTGGTTTGTGATGCAAAATTATTCGTACAGCGCGCCAATGCTGCAGCTGGATCCAACGTTGCATAATAAAATGCATTAAGTGCTCCCACCTGAAACTTGTTAGTATTAAACATCACCGTGATCTTAGCAGACTTCCATCTAATAAATCGAAAATTATTCCACACCGCTGCATGCGTTGAAGACCCACTTGTTAAGGGCAACAAAAAATCCGTGGGAAATCGCAAAGTTTCAAGCATAATTCCTCGTGCCGATGTTGGTGTCCATGTTCCTGTTTTCACAATATTGAACTTTGCCATCATGTCAGAGATCGTCCAATCATGATCTTTTGCTGCTGGAGCTCGTGAAATAGGCGCTCGTTTGCCCCTTGCCATACCTTGTCGAATAGGTTCTTTTGAGTGCGCCGCACTAGCCCCAAGCTCCGTGCGACCTGATTGTGCTAATGACTCCTCATTTATCGCTTCAGTAGGGTTCCCAACTCCTAAACACGCTGACGAAATACTTGCCAAATTATCCCAACCAGACTGTGGTTCCAACACATGCAAGTTGTCTTCTTCTCCTGGATCATTCTTTGACTGCACAGTTCCATACAACGGCAATAATGTTGCATTATGATCAAAATGCCCAGTCGCTTTAAAATCTGAACCCCCACTAGCATAGACATTGACATACGTCATATCTGGGCACGAAGATGGAAAGGTCAATCTATTCAACACAACCAACCGCCATGACCCCATGAACCATTTCTGCAGCTCAATATTTGCACCAACACTCCCAACAACATTTTGCCAAGATACTCCATTACACACTTTTAATCTTGGATAAGGTGACACATAAGGAACCTCAACAATAAATTCATTGGAAACATCCGACAAGTCAAAAATCTTATAAGAATATCCCAACATAGTATTCAACGGAATTGGTGTTGTTGGCTGCGTGAACACACCATACAATGGCACAAAAGCGACTCGTCCTGTCTGCATTGGCGATGACACGAAATGAAACTTATACTTGATAGAACCTGTCCAATAACGCGCTCCACTCAAAATCAATCCTGTCTCCCATGTTGTTGTAGAAATGACCGTGCTACCAAAAGGCTGTGACATAATAGCAGTTGGCACATTTGTTTGCAACACTGACAATGGCCCTAAGAATCCTCCAGTCAACGTTGTTCCAGCCGGACTTGCTGATGTCCAACCCACTCCCACATTAAATGCTGTTGGCAATTTAAAAACATAATCTGCCTCCATCTCATCTTGCGTAGTACCAAAGTGATGAGGCTCACACAAATTTTGAGTGGCTGGGTCCAAAGTCAAACGCGTCGCATAAGAAATTCCCTTGGAATTACACATTGCTGGAAGAGGCTTTCTCAGCATTGGTCCTGCTGGTCTAGGGTCATTCGGTGAATCCATCATTGCTCCCAATAATGCAAGCTCTCCAATACCACCAATTTTGTCAAACAAATCAGCTTCAAGTTCAGGGGGGATCATTTTCTCCATAATTCCATCTAGGATTCCTGATTGTGGTTGTAGCTTAATACTGGGGTTTGTTTCAGCAGTTTCTCTGCTTTCTTTACACACGGGAAGAAATACCATCAATTGCAATAATTCTTGCACCTTAGTCATCTCCCGCTGCACGTTTGTCAAAATACGCACAATTCGTTGATACCGATCTCCATTAACCGGATCACTTGGATCTATCTGGTATGTTGTGCGAACCATACGCCCATAAATATGCGAAAACACACGGCTAATCACAGCCGACGCTCGCTCCACAAGCGTTAAACTTGTTGCATTGCACTCTTTATTTAAATTACTTAGTTCCATGTTCAATTTAATTTGTAAAATAATTATAGCCAGCTTGGCAAATAAGCAGATTTTCTGAGATTTTGAATGGGTCTCAGCTCCTTGGCTCTGCTTAACCAATCTTTCCCATCGAGAAAACACACTTTATCTTGGACATCCAAAAATTCATCATTGAAAACGAAACCAATTTGCTTAAAATCATGCAACAGTTCAGAAAAATGTGTCAATGAAAACTGAACTTTTGCCATTTTTGCCGCTTCACGCAACTCTGTTCTAAACTCTTCATATTTCTTTCTTCCATAAAAGAAAATATGACGAAGTGCTGCGTTGCAATTATCTTCCGTTGCCTTCACATCATCAGGTGACTCACGAATCCAATTCACAATTTCACGAGCGTTTGCTTCCTCCATCAAAGGATAAACTTGGTTGCCCTGCACTGAAAAACCGCACTTCAGCAACGTTGCCTTAGAGAGATCTTCATACTTGGCATCTTCAACTTTCTGTTTGTTCGGGTGAGTCACGGAGATGCCATATTGGCCCAAAACCTCGTTAAACGAACGCAGGTTATAAACTTCCTCCAACTCTCGCTTGGCTGACACTGCTAAATCATCGCCATAAATTCCTGCTTTAACGTTCTCAACGAACCATTGCAAGTTCTTTCCAACTGGTGCAACTGCAAACCAAACCAAATAATTGTACGCTCGACCAACCAGAGTATTCAGCACTGTTGTTATAGGACATCCCGAAGGATTACCTATGTGCGTGAAATAACTCACATTCATCACCAATTGATTAGTATGCATAATCTCACTAAACAGCACCCGCCGAATCAATTGATTTTCCTCGCTATCATTATACCATTCATTGATAATCTCCAGCACCAACTGTATCAAACACAGTGGAATTGAACCGTCAAATCGCGAGTAGTCTGCACAAAACCCTTTGTCAGAAACGTGGGCCAACTTTTCAAATAAATCCGTCCACTCTGGTGAGGCTGGATTAATGCCAACAATTGAGCTTGTCTTAATTCTTGTTTGCATAAAATGGACCTCAAACATCAAAAAATATTTGCGAAAAACTATTGAAAAATCCACTGGAGACATCGTGAACACTCTCGTCGAACCTGCTTCAATTTTGCTCAGTAGTCTTCGCTCCACTTTCATCTGGTCGATCCAAATTGATGGCACGCGCTTTCCCTTTTGCGCCTTTTTAATGCGCTCATCAATTGCCTCCTGGAGTTCTTGCTTTGCAACATACTGGCCTGGCTCTCCATCAAACAAAAACAATTTTCCCGTTTCCTCTGACATTTTGCGCCTCATTGACCAAGGAAACCCAGCCGAAGATTGCATATTCAACCCCTCTGCGTACTCCATGCCAGCAACGCCATTGATTGCCTCGAATTCTGTCAAAACGCGAGGTTCCACAGAACTCTGAATTTCACAAAACTCTTTCTGCAAAGCAACTTTGACTTCTTGCAACCGCTCGCGTGCAATACTTGGGCTAACACCTCCATATTTATTAACAGCCTTTGCCAAAGGAGAACATTTCTCAATCAATCTAGGGTCCTTATCCGACAACACCGATGGTCCTGTTATTGGCTCATCAATGATCCCATGTATTAAAGATTCTTTAATGTCGGTCTTACAAGGTTGCCTTGGCGATAAATGTCGTGGCATTGCACCAGTGATGGTAAAATTTCCACATGGCACAATCTTCAAATCCTCAAACTCCTCTGTCAGATCTGGATGCTGCACATTCATATACACCAATTTGCCACAACGTTCCTCAACTTGCGAAATTGCTTCTGAAAGCTTCTCAAAATCCAAAATCTCTGCGAATCCACCAGCCCGACCAGGGTATCCAGCAATGTGAAATCCAATTATTTTCCGCGTTAAATGAGTGTTACACGCAATAACAGGAGCACCACAATCACCAACCATCGTCATCACGTCATACCGCCAACCTTGTCGCAAGTAAAATTGCTCTGGTGCAACCTTCTCATTGATTGAATAATGATATTCACGATCTATTGGCTCAATCATTGACATTGTCTTCAACACAGTACCGTTTGTTCGATCTAATGTGACCATCATACCACACCCTTTTGCACTCAAAGTTGGCAAATCTGAAGTTCGAATAACATGCTTTTTCACCAAATTTGGATATGGCTGCACATTTGATGTGAAACAATATAACGCCAGATCATGATCCTTCATTAAAAACAACCTATCCTTCTGGAACTCATCCTTGATGATAACTCTACCAGCTGATCTAATTGTCAACTCTGATCCACTAGCAATATACTCACACGTTTTCGGATCCATGAAAAAATGCGATGGTACAACACACACTGTTCCTTTCAACATTGTGGCATTTGTGAATGCAACATGTCCATTTTCCTCCCGAGTAATTGAAATAACACTATTGGAAATGTTGCGCGATAACTCCAACGCACCAGCATCTCCTTGCAAATTATAACCAGCGTTCGCCACAATTCGAGGGTTGTATCGCATTGCCATTTTTGCAGTTCGTATTTCATGCCCGGATTGTGGTCCTGGTGGTCTAAATCTCCGATACAATGATACTGCAGCAATTACTACTCCCACCAGGCCAAAAATTATCAGCGAGATCATTGACATTTTTGCAAAGAACTCATACTTCACTATGTGTTCAGCAAAGTGCACTTTTGCACGTTCAATTTTCTGTTTCCAAAAATCTTGCACCATTTCCTTAACAACTCCTGACGATTCTGGTTGCTGTTGGTGGACTCCACTTCCAGCCACTCGATCTTTCCATCTGCATTCTGTTGGCACACCTTCTGCTGTTAGGAGACACGCGTGACATTGTCCACAATGATATTCCAAATCAAATCCAGCCTGTCCTTGTATCACAGGAGCTTGATAATCCACTGCCCCAGCAGCAATTATTGCATCAAATGCTCGCCGCCCGGGATCCGCATGTCCGACCATCATTCCCAATGGATCTATTCCCAAGCGCTCGTAGATCCGATCTATTTTTGCTTGGAATTCCTCGTCAGCAACCATATTGTTCGCTTTTGAATTCACAATAAATTCCTGTTGCTTCTGGTATTTGTCGAACTCCAGTCGCATTCGTACTGTCAACTGATCAAAGTCATACGGACCTTCAATGACAACCTCCCCAGCAACATTGGGACATGGTTTTATCATTGTGAACCTATAATGGGCTGTCATATTGTTTTCTCCAGGTTTCAACTGTTCACAACGTTCTCGCACTTTAGCAAAAGACACACCTCCTTCAGGCTCTCGCGGATCTAACAACAAGTCTCGAGGAACCTCCACCTTAATCAGAAAATCACGGCGGCGCCAACATGCTTTGTGATGCTGCAATGTCGTTGGAATCACGAACGGTCCATTTGTAGCATGAAGAACCACAACTGATTCAAAGCACAACTCCTTATCTTCAATTTTTGCCATTGGCAAAGGAAAGATTGCATTAGTCTTCATTCCAATCAATTCCGTAAAACTATCTGATTCAGAACTCTCTTTCTTCACCTGCCCCCAATCGTCAATGATAACAACAGGTTGCTTACGATATCCATTCCAATAACGCACGCCCTCATTTCTACAAAATAAAAAATTGTCTTTGTACTCCGCCAACTTTTCTTCGGGAAACAACCTTTGAGCAAATAAATTCAACAAAACACTCTTGCCGACACCTGGGTTCCCAGCAAAACAAACAACAAAAGGCGCTCTACGCACTTCTTTGTTATTGCGATGAGCATCAACATCCTCCTTCATTTTCTTGAGAACTTTTGCTGCTTCATTCACGAGATTCATCTCTTTTGCATTAAACATTCGCTCAATTGCTGCTCGTTGTCGCAACACAAATTGTTGATCCCACAAACCACACACTTTCTTTTGCAACAAACCATCAAATGCCATACGGGCACGGATTTCCAAATTGTCGAGAGCATTGACCTCTGCCATCCACTTAACCACTGGATCATCATCTTTAAGTTCTGCGTAAAACCAAGCCTGTGGTAAATGCTGTTTAAACCACTCTTGACCAATCTCTGGTAGAAACTCAACTAATGAAATAAATGTTTGCTCCAGCGGCATCATTTTAAATAACGCTGCTACTGATGTTCCACTGCGCAAAGCAGCAGAAATCTTTACAGCATTTTCCTTCGTTGGTATCGTTCCCAATGCCACAACGCCTATCATCGCAATTCCAAAAGTAATCCATGCCGAAATAGGTGCTTCTCCAGCTGTTGGTTCAATGGTTAATTCTTCATAACTCGTCGCCTGTATTTCATTCGTCGACGAAAACAAGTTAAAAGAATCAATCCATTCTGAAAGATGCGACATTGCACGGCGCGTTCCGCCAGATAATCGAATGGCTCGCAACACCAAAGAAATCAAACTTCCCACATTTATACCTTGCCGAATTAGGTTAAGCACATCAAAAAACCACAACGTCCAATCAATGAGCAATCCAATACCACCATTACTCGTAACATGCGCAATGTGCGGAACAACATCGAACATCTTTTCAAACTTAGCAAACAAGCGAGTCATTGTGTCTGCTGCTACACTAACCCTTTCCGTGCAATCTGGAATATTCTGTTGACACACAAGCTTGATAGTTTCTGCAACCGAAGCCACTTCACCATTAATATTACGCGTAGCAGCATTAATCACTACTGTTGAATCAGAAATATCACGCGTCGCATTCACAATTTCTTCTTTCAACGTCCGGTGTGACAAATTATCAGATGAAAACTCGCGTGTGAGTTTACGCGCTGTTTCATCAATTGCTCCAGCCGCAGAACTTGCTGCTGAAAACATATGGGGCACAAGCCGCGCATCCGTATCTGGTTTCATCCATTTTGGCTCAAAATACTGCTGACCAGCAGGTTGCCATTTTCGCCAAATAGCCTGAGATTGTAATTTAATTTTCCGCTTCTCCTTATTCCGCTTCTGCATATATCCTGATTTCTTCACTGGAGCTCCTTCAATGCCTGATTGTGGCTCCAATTCACTTTCATAAGATTCAGGTTCATAATCAACTGTTTCCAAATCAGAATCTCCATCCAGCTCCTCATCACCAACTCGAGGTATAAAATCCTCCCATGGAATATTACTTGGCTCAAACGTTGGTTCGGGATGTTCCTCTCGCCACAATCTTTGCTGTGTATGTTCAGCAACCATGACTTCAAGTGGAGTTCCTGACAAAACATACTCCCTCAAACGCTGATAATGCATATCTGCTATACCCAATCGATGTTGTGCTGCAAACATGGTCTCACCAGGCCACAATTGCAAATATTCACGATTCTCCTCAAATTCAACAGCCAATCGTGCAGTAAAATCGTTTGTAGATTCACGCCGCCCAGTTTGACCCTGAAGCATTTCCCGAGATAAATAATTGAACACTGGACGAGAATACCTGAAATGTTCCAAATTTTCTGGATCAATTGTATTGCTTGCATACGTTGGCCATGACTTTCTTTGCAGACCCTGACGTTCGAATTGCGTTAAAGGTGCTTTCCACGGACTTTTAAACACTTCTGAAACAATAAAATTCCACGACATTGGCCAATCAATTACCTGCCGATTAAAATTATAGTCGTAGAAACCTTGTTCACACATTTTAACCAATATATTCACAAATGACACCTCGTAAACTGTGTAACCACGAGGATTTATTTTCTGCCTCCGCAAGCTTCTCTGCAACTTTGACATCTGCCAGCGCTTGCCACGTTTTTTCCGCAAATTAAAACTTTGGTACCAAACGAAAGGATGTTGGGCTGATTTCGCTTCTTGCCCAAGAAGGTTCTTATTATTTATTTCTGTATCCATGATAGAAAAATTCAAAGTGGAGGGGTTACCCAATAGGGACCTTCTCCACAAGCGTTACCCTTAGGGACCTTCTCCAGGATTGGTGAGCAGTAACTTGTCGGGGTACTACTCAGGCCCATTGTACATAGTTAAAGATTAAATATTACAAATTTAACTAAACCACGTCGATCCACATGTGCAAAATGAAAATGAGATCGTTGGGTAATTCAAGGCGCCATTTTGGCATAATGAATATCCAAACTTTAACAAGGATCTCAATCATAGTGTTACTGGTTACTTTATTCGCCTAAGAGACTAAGAGTCATTAAATGATCTAGCACTCTGCACAATAACGTGACATTGTGATTT